TAACAAAACTATATAATTTATTACCTTGACCAAAGGAGATGTAACATGAATGATGAAGTAAAAACAGAAACAACTGAAACACCTGTACAAGAACCTACCCAGGAGACTGTACAAACAGATACTCAACCAAAAGCATTTGAGATTCCGACCGAAGCTCAAGACGTAATTGGAGAGGGTAAAAAGTACCAGAGCCCAGAAGATGCTTTAAAGTCAGTACCTCATGCACAGAAACATATTGAGACTCTTGAGTCTGAACTTGCAACTGTACGTGAAGAACTAACTAAGCGTCAAACTACTCAGGAACTGATAGATGAATTAAAGTCTGGAGTTCAACCGACAGCCACGACCGTGCCAGTAGGGGAACTTAATCAAGATAATGTGATGGATTTAGTTAATCAAACTATTGCTACAAGAGAAGCAAATGCTAAGGCAGACTCTAATGCTAAGTCAGTAGCTGCAAAGTTTACTGAACAGTATGGAGACAAAGCTGAAGTTACTTACAACTCTATAGCAAAAGAACTTAACTTATCTGTTAAACAACTTAACGAGCTTGCAGCAACAAGCCCAACAGTAGTATTAAAAGCAGCAGGATTATCTGCAGCTAAAGCACCAGTAGCTAGTTCTAGTGGTGATATTAATACTGAAGCTCTAAGTCAATCAGCTAAACCAACTGATTTATCTGCAAAGGTAGCAGGTGGTTCAACTAAAGACTTATTAGCTGCTTGGGGTAATGCTAAAGCTAAAGTAAATCAACAGTCTTAAGGAGACTTAATAATGGCACATAATACTGCAAATACAACTGCGTTCATTGAATCGCAACAGTATTCTCAGTTTATTCTTGATAACTTACACGACTACCTTCTTCCAGAAGGAATGTATCGTGATGTAACAGACTTCGGTTCAGGTACAACACTAAACATTAAAACAGTTGGTACTGTAACACTTCAAGATGCAGCTGAAGATACACCATTGAACTTTACTAACATAGACACTGGTAACATTACTCTATCTATTACTGACTATATCGGTGATGCATGGAAAGTTACTGATGACCTACGTGAAGATGGTTCACAAGTAGATACACTCATGGCTATGAGAGCTATGGAATCAACACGTGCTCTTGGTGAAAACCATGAGACAAAATTCTTATCAACAGCAAATGCTGGTCAAACTGCAGCTAACTTAAACTTAGTTAATGCTAGACCACATCGTTTTGTTGCTGGAGATGGAACTGATAGACATATGGAGTTGAAAGACTTTGTAGCTATGAAACTATCATTTGACAAAGCTAATGCACCTGCTTCAGGTCGTATTGCTATTGTTGATCCAATTGTTGAGGCATCATTAAACAACCTTATTACTCAAACAAATGTAATTAATAATACTCCGCAATTCCAAGGTATTGTTAATGAAGGTTTTGCAAAAGACCATCGTTTTGTTAGAAATATTATGGGCTTTGATGTTTACACATCTAACTTCCTACCATCACTTACAGCTACAGAAGCTATTAACGGTTCATCCGTTGGTGTTGCTAATGACACAGCTGAAATTGGTGACAAAGCTAACATCTTCATGTGCGTAGCAGATGATTCATGTAAGCCTGTTATGCATGCATGGAGACGTGCACCGCAAGTAGAAGGTTGGAGATCTGAAGTAGAAAGAGCTGATAAATATCAAGTTACTTCTCGCTTTGGATTTGGTGTTCAACGTCTAGACACACTCGGTGTTATCTTAACAGATGACGCAACTTACTAGGAGATTATAATGGGATATGAAATTGGACCAAAAAGAGGCGTAGCCAACCATTATGGACCTCGTGAGACTGACAACCAGTTTGGTGGTCAAGACAACACAAATGGCAAAGTAAAATCTGTTAGTTATGATTTTGATTTTGATAAATTACCTGCACAAGGTTCTGGTAATTTAGAGTATCAACTTCCAGCTAACACTGTAATTGTATCAGCACATCTAGTAGTTAAAGAGGCATTTACATCTGCTTCTACTCATACTATGACTGTAGGTTTAACTACTACAGCAGGTGCTGTTGTTGATGCAGATGGTTTGATTGCAGCAGCACAAGCAACAAACGCATTAATTACAACTAAAGGTAGTTATATTAAAGGTGCAGGAGCTCTTGTTGATAAAACAATTGGTACTGCAGCTTGTGAAGTAACAGTAGCTTCCTCTCACACGCTAACTGCGGGTAAGGGTAAACTTATTGTTCATTACATTTATAACTAAGTAATACCTCGGTGAGCCCTTCGGGGCTTACCCCTAATTTAACACAGGAAATACTATGACAATACAACATAATCTTATTACAGGCTCTGATTTACATGAACCTAAAGGGGTAGCAGCAGCCGGTGCAAATACTGTTTATGTTGCTAATGGTTCAGGTTCTGGTGCTTGGTCTACAGTAGCAAGTGGAAGCCTGAATACACCAAGAGGTAAATTTTATTTTTATAATCTTGCATCACCTTATACATTAAGTTATGGTGGAGCTACACAAAAAGTAGCACCTACTACTGTAGCTAGTGGTTTAAACAATTTAGTTACAGAAGCTACAAGTGCAAGATTAACTTATACAGGTACACCTACAGTAGTTCTTAAAGTAGATTTTGATGTAGCAGTATCACAAGCATCTGGTTCTGATAAAAAATTAACAATAGCTGTACATAAGAATGGATCTGTTTTATCTGGTTCAGAAATATATTTAACTTCTGTAACATCAGATATACATACTGGTTCTGGAAGTTGTTTAGTATCTGCAGCTACAAATGATTATTTTGAAGTATATGCATTTAATACAGATGGTTCTGGTGATATGGTATTTAATAAAGTAGGACTAACACTTACACAAGCATAGGATAGATTATGGCTAAAATGAACTTACTAGCAATGACTCAAGACATCTTATCTGATATGGATTCAGATGAAGTCAATAGTATAACAGAGAGTGTAGAAGCTTTACAAGTAGCACAAATAATTAAAACAACATACTACAATATTATTGATGGTAAAGACTATGCTTTTTTATATGAACTCTTTCAAATGGATGCTAGTGCTACATCTACTAGACCTACACATATGAAACTACCTGATGATGTAATTGATTTATCTTGGGTTAAGTATGATTCTAAAAAAGCAGTTACAGATAAATCTTTATATCAAACAGTTAATTATAAAACTCCAGAAGAGTTTATGTTATTAGTAGATCAAAGAGATAGTAAGCTTAGTAAAGTAGATGTAATAGTAGATTCTACAGGTATTAATTTAAATATTTTAAATGATACTGCTCCTACTTGTTTTACATCATTTGATGATGTAACTATGGTATTTGATGCTTATAATAAAGCTTTAGATACTGTATTACAAAAAGCTAAAACACAATGTTGGGGTAAACGTTCAATAGCTTTTACATTGGAAGATACATTTATACCTGACTTACCTGTACAAATGTTTACATATCTTCTTAATGAAGCTAAGTCTACAGCATTTTTAACACTTAAACAAATGGCTAATCAAAAAGCAGAACAGATCTCTACAAAACAAAGACGTAGAATGAGTCAAGATGCTTGGAAATTACAAGATGAAAAGGGTATTATGTATCCTAACTATGGTCGAAATAGATCAATTAAAAGGACACCTAATTACTAATGGGACAATTTACATTTAATACATTATCATTTATTGACAAGGAAGTATATGAAAAAAAGAAAAGAAAAGCTAAAAAACTTTATAAAAAAAATATTACAAAAGTTAGCAAAACTAAATTTAAAAAAATTAAACCCATTAAATTGGTTCAAACTAAAATAAAATCTAAAGGAAAAATAACATGACCAATGTTGTAAAAGAATATAAAACAAATAGTAAAATGAATTTACAAGCAATAATTAAACCTAACTCATCACATTATGTATTACAATGGAGTGATGGTGGACAAATACCTGATTCATTATCTGGTGTATTTACATCATTAGTATTTTTAGACAAAGCTGTAGAAACTTATGTACGAACTACAATTCCTAAACCTAAACTAGATGAAGCTGAAAAAGCAAAAGCAAAGTATGAAAGAAAACAAGCTAAAAAATTAGAGGAGTAATATGGCTCAGAAGGGTGAAAAGGCATTTAGATCCTTTGTTAAAGGTCTAATTACTGAAGCTAATCAATTAACATTTCCAGAGAATGCTTCTATAGATGAAGCTAACTTTGTACTTAATCGTGATGGTTCACGATTTAGACGTTTAGGATTAGACTATGAAACTGCCTATGCTTTAACATCTAGTGGTTATACTGCAGATGATATTAAAGAAGGTAAACAATCTTTTCATCATTGGGAATCTCCAGCAGGAGATACTACAGTATCTTTAGGTATTGTTCGTATAAAAGAAAAACTTTGGTTTATGGACTTACTAACAGCTTCACCTTCTGCTAATCTTAAAAATAGTGGTTCTCCAATTACATTAACAGGTTTAGGTAATAGTGATATTGAAACATCTGTTATTAATAATAAATGTATTATTGTTTCTAAAGATTTAGAAAAACCTGTACTTTTAACATATGAACCTAGTTCTGGAGCAGTTACACAAGCACAAATTACTTTAAACATTAGAGATATTTATGGTGTAGATGACAGTTTATTTATTGATACTAGACCAACTACATTGAGTAATGAACATAAATATAATTTACGAAATCAAGGTTGGAATAAAAACGTTGTAACAGCTACTGGTGCTGATGCTTTAGACTATCACTATACAAAAACAGGACAATATCCAAGTAATGCAGATACATGGACATTAGGTAAAATATCAAATGTTTCTTCTGCAGATTATGAAAAGTATGATCCAGATACATTAGTTAAAAATTCTCAATCAAATTATCAAATAGCTAAAGGTAGTTTTATTATTGATGCATTTGATAGAGGTACATCTAGAATGGCTAAATCAGATGTAACATCTGGATTACCAACAGATAGAGAAGAAGGAAATATATCTAGTATTACTTCTTATGCACAAAGATTATTTTATTCAGGTATTGAATCTAGTGTATCTAATGGTGATACAAGAAGTCCAAACTATTCTGGTTATATTTTCTTTAGTAAAGTTATAAGAAATGATGATGATTTTGGTAAATGTCATCAAGAAGCTGATCCTACAGATCCAGGTATTAATGATTTAATAGATACTGATGGTGGTTCTATACAAATACCTGAGGCTACCCGTATTGTAAAAATTATAGCTTCTCAAGCTTCAGTATTAGTTTTTTGTGAAAATGGCGTGTGGGAGGTTTATGGAGATACTGGAGGGTTTATTGCTACCTCTTTTCAAGCAAGTAAAGTATCTACTAATGGTATATTTAATCCTAACTCTGTTGTTAATATAAATGGTAGTTTTATATATTGGTCTAAAGCAGGTATTTATTTACTTAGACCAGATACTGCATCAGGTAGATTTGCTGCAGAATCTATATCATTAACATCTATACAAAACCTTTATTTAGAAATACCTGAAGTAGGTAAAAATAATTGTAAAGGTTTTTATGATGAAAAAGAAAATAGAGTAAGATGGTTATATAATGATGCTACTACATATTCAACATCTAATTATGTTAATAAATATAATAAAGAATTAATATTTGATTTAACTTTAAATGCTTGGTATAAAAATCATATATCAGATATAGCAGGAACATCTCCATATGTAGCAGATTATATTAATGTACCAGGATATTCAGTAGGCACTAGAGAAGAGTCTGTATTAAAAGGTACAGATACTGTGTTAGTTACTAGTGGAGATAGTGTAGTAGTTACAGATGATATACCAGTTAGTAGAACTACTCAGTTTAGTTTATTAACAATTAAAGGTACACAATTTACTGTATCTAAGTATGTTGATGATTCATTTTTAGATTGGAAAACTGCTGATGGTGTAGGAGCAAACTATACTAGTTATATTTATACTGGATATGAATTGTTTGGTGATGTAATGAGACAAAAACAAATACCATATTTATTTTTATATTTACAAAAAACAGAAGATGGCTATGAAGCATCTGGATCAGATTTAATACTTAAAAAACAATCATCATGTAATGTACAAGCACAATGGGGTTGGTCTAATTCTACAGCAAATGGTAAATGGGGCAGACCTTTTGAAGCATATAGATTATTAAGAAACTATACACCATCAGGAGTATCAGATCCTTTTGACTCTGGTGAAAGTATGGTAGTAACTAAAAATAAATTACGAGGATCAGGTAAATCTATAAGTTTATATATTTATTCTTCTCAAGGTAAAGACATGAGATTACTAGGCTGGGGATATCCAGTTACAATGCAATCAGTACAATAATATGGATATATTGTATGAAGAACCAGGTAATGGTTTTATTGGTGTTACATGGAATCAAGATTTAAATAACTGGGAAATGCATATTGAATGTAATTCTTGGAGTCATACTAAATTTAAAAGATATTTAAAAGGTTTAGAAGTAGCAAAACAAAAACTTAGAAATAGAGGAATTAAGCAAGTATTTGGTATTTGTGAAACTAAAAAGGAACGTAAGTTTAATTTAGTATTTGGAGCAAAAGCAGTGCCTAATGGTATAGTATTAACAGAAGATGGTTTATTAAATTATTTAACAGTATTGGAGATATAGTATGGGAAAAGCAGTTAAAAAAATAGCTAAAATAGCATTACCTGTTGCAGCTGTTGCAACTGGTTTTGGTTTAGCAGGATATGGTCCTTTAGCAGGATTAAAAGGGGGAGCTTTTGGTACTTTTCTAGGTAGTGAAGGTTTTAAAACTGCTATGCAAGTAGGTGGTTTAGGTATGAATGTTGCTAGTAATATCCAATCACAAAAATATGCTGGTAGACAAGCTGATGCTATGAGAGAACAAACAAATCAACAAAATAAAGCTGAAGAAGCTAGAAATAGGTATAATCAATTATTACAAAAAAGATCTAGATTACAATCTATTAGAGCTGCTCGTATACAACAAGGACAAATAGGTGCTGCTACTGCAGGTACAGGAATAGGAGCTACAGGTACATCATCATTTACTGGTTCTATGGGAGCTATAGGATCACAGACTTCTGCTAATTTAGGTAATATTAATGTAGCTCAAGATGTAGGTAATCAAATATCTGGATATAATATAGCTGCAGCTAATGCTGGAAGTATGGCAAATACTATGGGCGCAAGAGCTGGAAGAATGGAAAGTATGGCTACATTAGGAGGAACTTTATTTGAACGTTCTGATGATATAAGTTCTATATTTAAAAAATATACTGGTTAATAAATGACAAAGACTAACTTAAATAATGGAGTTCCATTTTCTGATTATAATGCTCCTGCACCAATGATGCAAGAAAACTTTTATGATGCTTTTTATGCAAGTTTTTTACCAGATAGAGAAATAGAAGATCCTATTGAAATGTATCAAGCAATTAAAGCAGAACAAGAGTCTATAGGTAAATCTATAATTTTAGAACGAGCTAAAATAAAATGGGAAAATGAACAAAATATAGGACGAAAACAAGTTATAGAAGATATTCTTGCTGATCCATCTATACCTAAACAAGAAAAACAAAAAGTATTAATAGACTATGGAACTAAAGATATTATTCCAAGTACACTAAAAGATAAAGCTATTTTAGATATGACTAACAATTATATCTTAGAACAAAATTTAGATAATAATGATATAGCTATAGACGAAATAGATGAAAGAGTAGATACTTTAAAAATTGATCAAGATGTAGAAAAATTAAAAACTACTATTACATCTGGTAAAACAAATGATAGTATTACAGAAGAACAATTTGCAGATACTATATTAACAGTAGCTGAAAAAGTAGAAAGAGGTATACCTTTAAAATCTACAGGAGTAAATATACCATTTGTTTCTGACTGGGCTTGGTTTATGGATATGTTAGTAGGAAAATCTCCTGCTTTTATTGTAAATACTTTACAAATTTTAAAACGAAAACTTGGTGTAACTAATATAACAGAGGTAATTCGTCCAGCTATTTTAGCTCAAATGTTTCCATCAACAACTTTAGTAGATGAATATGCTAAATTAGTTCCAGATGAAAAGTCATGGTCTGAAGTACAACAAGAAGTATATTCTCAAGCTAGTCTTGTAAATGAATGGGAAGATAATGTTGCTTCTGCTTTTGAAGAAATGGGACAAAGCAGAGAAGTTTTAGAAAGTACTATTCCTGGTATTATATTTAATAAAGGTGTAGGTGGAGCAATTAAAGCTATTTCAGAATTTGTTACTCCTGATGATCCTGCTAAAACTGCTATACCTCTAGAAATAGGTGTGGCTGTTTTATTACCTTATGGTGCACATAAAGCAGGTAAAGGTAAAAAACCACCTGTAGATAGAGAAGGACATGTTAAAGCTACAAAAGAACAAATGGATGCTGTTAGAGAAGCAAATAGAAAATCTGCTGAAGCACATCAAAAACAAAAAATAGTACCACAATTAGAAAATAAAGTAGACTTAGATGCCCCTATTGTAAATGCTTATAAATCTAATCCTACTCAAGGTTCTAGAATAGTTGATGCTATTATAGCAGATAATACAGGACAAGTAGGTAAAGCTGCTGGTTTTGAATCAAATAAATTATCTATATATTTTGCAGATCCTAATGCTAATATAATAAAAAATCCTCAATTTGGATTTAAAACAGATGTGTCTGCAGCAAATGCAATGATGGCTGTAAATGATAGATCTACACAAATATTATTTGAGAATCCTAATTTATCTGATGCTGCACAAGTAGCTGAGATAGCAGAAAAAACAGCATTAACGTTAAATGGTATTATTCCTAAAGTACCTATGATTCCGTCTAATACTCAAACAATTAGTTCTTATGCTAGAACTCCTTCTGGTATATATCAATCTACTATATTTCAAAAAAATCCTAGTGAATACTATAAAAAAGATGAAATAGTAGCTGCATTTGATCAGGTAAAAGAATCTATTCTTGCAAATTTTGCTGGTGATGAAGGAGCACTTAGACCTGGAGAGTTACTAATTCAAGAACGTACATTAGATAATAATGTTGTAGTTGAATTTACTCCTGAAACAATGCCGTCAATGTTAATAGATACTGCTTCTTATACAATTAAATGGCAACCAAAAACTACTGAAATGTATAGTTATTTTAATGATTTGTTTGGTGGTACTCCTAGTGAAAGATTTCCATCAACTAAAGTTACTGATAGAGTACAAAAATGGATATATGATTCAGAAGCAAGTGCTTCTAAATTAGGTAGTATGAACAGATTTTTTGTATATGGAAGACAAAGTAAGGCATTAGAACAAAAAGTATATCAAACATTTGTATCTAAACAAGCAGTTTTTGACAAACAAAAAAGATTATTAGTTCAAGCTACTAAAAAAGAATTAAGTATTACTGAACAAAATCAATTAGGTGTTTTACTTGAATATCAAGATCGAAATGGTTTTAATCAATTAACAGAAAAACAAATAGTAGATGCGTTAGGTACTGTACCTTCAACAAAATCTATGGATAGATTACAGGTAGCTATAAATACATTTAGATTATATGATAGTGCTGTTTTAGCTGCAGATAATAATACATATATTAATCATTTATTAGAAACAGGCTATGATAAAACATTCATTAAACCTAGAAATGATTTAACTTTAGATCCAAATATGTTACCTGAGATTATAGAAGTTAAAGATGTATTTGCTATTGAAGATAAAACAGGTGCTATTAATATATTTACAGAAACAGGAGAGTTATTATCAGCTACTGCGTGGGATTTTACTACTAGTACACCATTATCTTTTTCTCCTGAATTAAATAAAACTAAAACTCATTATATTTTAGGTACAGAAGGTATGCCTGTTCAACAAGTATATCGTTTAAAAAGAAATTATACTGATCCTAAAACAGGAGATATATATCAATATGGTACATTTGGTACATTAGTACCTCAACCTATACCTAATAAAGTGCTTCCTGAAAGACCTGGACACGTTGCAAGACGACATGATGAATCTCATATAATTATGAGAATACCTTTACGAGTAAAAATTAATGGTTATCCAATTGATTCTAAATTTAAAGATCTATTTAATGACATAGGTAATACTCGTATTATTAATGATAAGTCTCTTACTAAAAACCAAATTAAAAATAGAGATAGAGTAATAGAATTACTAGGACCATTTGGTCAAGGTATTGCTATGGTAAATTCTCCTAGAGAAGCTTTTGCTTGGTCTCGTGATAACTTACCTACTTTAGATCCTAATTATATGTATGTATTAGAAAAGGTAAATGAATTAAATGTAACTGAATTAGCTGACTATCGTATTAGAGAACAACAATCTATTATGGGAGTACGAAGAAGAAATACACAATTAGATTATAAACTTAAATCTGATCCACTAGAAACAGCAATAGAAAATGCAAGAGTTGTACAAAATGCTTATACAACTCCAGTTATACTACAATTAAAAAAAGAATGGGTAAATACATATGCAAACGATGGTAGACTAGTTAAAATAGAACCTAATAAGCCTGCTGAAGCAGGACTTGCAGAAGGTATGATTGAGTCAGATATTATTGTACCTAGTTTTCCATTAGAGTCTAATATTATTAGAGCTAGAGAACCTGGTATACCACGTCATGAAGAATTTGCAAAACAAGCTAGAGCAGATTGGTGGTTAATTACTAATAAAGAACGTTCTTCTATGGCTGTAGATACTAAAGCTGCAATATTAGGAATACGTAAATTTGCAAATACAGTAGCAGATTTAACACAAAATCAAAAACTATTTGCAATTGTTTCTAAAGCTGCTAGAAAAGCACAAAAAAATCCAGAAGCAGTTGCAGGATCTTATTTAACTGCTGTTACTACTTTGCAATTATTAGTTAATGCACCTAAACAATTCTTTTTACAAGTTGCTGCTCCTTTAGCTAATTTAACTGCTGTTAGTAAATATGGTTTATTTGGACTTGAATTTTATAATAATGTACTTACTACATTTGCATTAGCTCATCGTTATGCAGCAGTTACAAAACAATTTAAAGGAGATGAAGCAGCTATAAGAGCTGTAAATGACTATATATTTCAAAATGAAAGAATAAATAAAGCTTTTGAAAATACAGAATTTAAAGGAGTAGGAGTAAAATATAATTCTAAACAATTAGATTATATTGTAGTTAATATGATGGATCATGCTATTTCTCAAGTAGGTGAACATATTTATACTCAAGGTTTATTAATAAATAGAACACCTAGATTAGGAGAAGGAATGACTTTAGGTTCTATATCTAATAAAGCTGCTAAAATTTTAACAGACTTAGGATTTAATTCTGGTGAATTAGGTAGTAGATTTGGTCATGTAATTTCAGCAATAGCATATTGGGAAAAACAAAACCCAGGTAAAAGTTGGATGAATAAAAAAACAATGGCAAAAATTATGTATGATAGCTATCAACTTTCTGGAAGCATGACTACAGCTACAAATGTAGCTTGGCAAAATAGTTTAACTTTACGTACTATAGGTCAATTTAGATCATTTATGGCTAAAATTACAGAGGTATCTTTAAATCCAAATGCTACACCATTTAATTTTTACACTAGAGCAAAAGTAATAGGATGGTCTCATTTATATTATGGTGCTGGTTGGCTGGGTGGAGGAATGGCTCTTAATGCAATATTAGAAAATATAGATAAACC